ATATTAGATGAGGCTGCTTTCATTGATAAGATTGAACCGATATGGGCTGCTGCTTCACAGACACTTTCTACTGGTGGACAATGTATTGCTCTATCAACACCAAATGGTATAGGTAATTGGTTTCATAAGACTTGGGTTGGTGCTGAGGATGGTTCAAATGATTGGAATTTTATTAAACTTCATTGGAATTTGCATCCCGAAAGAAATAATGAATGGAGAACGGAGCAGGATAGGCTCTTAGGTCCTTCATTAGCTGCTCAAGAATGTGATTGTGACTTCCTAACTTCTGGACAGAATGTAATTGATGGTGTTATATTGGAAGAATACAGACAAACACACGTTCAAAATCCATTAGAGAAAAGGGGTATAGATAGCTGTTTTTGGGTATGGCAACCAGCAAACTATACAAAGGATTATATACTATGTGCTGATGTCAGTAGGGGAGATGGTTCGGATTTTTCTGCATTTCACATAATGGATGTAGAAACTATGGAGCAGGTAGCAGAATATAAAGGGAAAATATCCACAAAGGACTTCGGTAACCTATTAGTAAATACCGCTACAGAATATAACAACGCCTTATTAGTTGTTGAAAATAATAATATAGGTTGGGCGGCTCTTCAACAATGTATCGATAGAGGATACGAAAATTTATTCTATATGAGCAAAGATTTAAAGTATGTGGATACACAACATCAAATAACAAACCGATACAGAAATCAAGACAGAAATATGGTGGCTGGATTTAGTATGACGATGAAAACAAGACCATTGGTTGTTGCTAAATTAGAAGAGTATTTTAGAGAAAAATCTGTTATTGTTCGTTCAAATAGATTAATTGATGAACTTTTTGTATTTATATATAACAATAATAAAGCTGAAGCGATGCAGGGATACAACGATGATTTGGTGATGAGCTTTGCTATTACGCTTTGGGTTAGGGATACCGCATTAAGATTAAGGAATGAGGGTATAGATTTACAGAGAAGGACTTTGAGTGGGGTTTCTTCTCAGATGGTCCCTCAAAAGCCAACGAATGAGAACAATAGTTGGGAGTGGGATGTCAAAGGTAAAAAAGAATCATTGGATTGGTTAATTAAATAAGGACAATATTATGGCTGACAAAGACATATTTTCAAGACTAAAACGATTATTTTCTACTAATACAATAGTAAGAAACATCGGTGGTAAAAAACTAAAGATAGTAGATACAGGACAGTTACAATCAAATGTTCAGACTAACTTAGTTGATAGGTATCAAAAATTATATTCAAATATGATGCAGGGTGGTTATAATGACCAATTATATGCACAGCAATTACGTTTGGGATTATTTAGGGATTATGAAACAATGGATTCGGATTCAATTGTTGCTTCAGCATTAGATATCTATTCGGATGAATCGACAATGAAGAATGAGTATGGTAAGGTATTGGATATAAGAACCGATAATAATCAGGTATATGATGTGCTACATAACCTTTTTTATGATGTAATTAACATTGAATTTAATCTATGGCCTTGGATTCGTAATATGACCAAATATGGTGACTTTTTTTTACAATTAGAAGTTGCTGAGAAATATGGAATTGTAAATGTAACTCCTATGTCCGCATATGATGTAGCTAGATTGGAAAATCACGATGAATCCAACCCACAAAATGTACAATTTATGTTAACTCCCCAAGGAGATAGTAATAGACACACAATGCAAAAGCAAGAATCACAAACATTTGAGAATTATGAGGTTGCTCATTTCAGATTACTATCGGATTCTAACTATGTACCCTATGGTCGTTCTATGTTAGAGGCTGGTAGAAAGGTTTGGAAACAATTAACCCTTATGGAAGATGCTATGTTGATTCACAGAATTATGAGAGCACCTGAAAAGAGGGTATTTAAGTTAGACATTGGTAATATACCACCAGCAGAAGTTGATAACTATATGCAACAGGTAATTAATAAGATGAAGAAGGCTCCTGTCATTGATGAAAAAACAGGTGACTATAATCTTAGATATAACATACAGAATTTAACGGAAGATTTCTTCTTACCGGTTCGTGGTGGGGATAGTGGAACTAATATTGAGAATATGGCTGGTTTAACCTATGAGGCTGTTGATGATATTGAGTATCTAAAGAACAGATTACTTGCATCTCTAAGAGTGCCAAAGGCTTTCTTAGGATATGAGGAAGGATTAGGCTCTAAGGCTACATTAGCTGCTGAGGATGTAAGATTTGCTCGTACAATAGAAAGAATACAGAGGATTGTGGTAAGTGAATTGACTAAGATTGCTGTAGTTCATCTATATGCGCAGGGATTTAGGGATCAAGAGCTTGTAAACTTTGACTTAGGATTAACAAATCCATCTACGATATACGAACAGGAGAAAGTAGAGTTATGGAATAACAAAACATCTCTCGCATCATCTATGTTAAGCGATGGTTTGGTATCTTCTGAATGGATTTATAAGAATATATTTAGTTTTACTGATGAGGATATTAAGAAAAATGATGAACAGATTATCTTTGACTATAAGAATAAGTTCAGACGCTCTCAAATAGAGGCAGAGGGTAATGATCCTGCTAAGAGTGGTGAGTCGCAAGTAACACCATCAGATATGGCGGCTGGTAGAACCGGTCATGAGTTAGATAATAATGGTGGTGCGCCAGAAGGTGGGTTCGATGGGGCTGGTCGTCCTAAAGAAGCTCAGAAATATAGTAAGGATGGTAGCGCAAGGGGTAGAGATCCGTTAGGAGCGCATGATAAGAAGAAGGCTTATGGTGGAATTGCTAAGGCTCACTACGAAAACCTATATAAACATTTAGGTAATGGTGCTAAATCTTTATTATCTGAGTCAAATGAGTTAGAACAACAGTATAAGGAAGAAGTTTCTTCTCTTAATACTAACAAAAATTAAGTAATCATATATTTATATATGAAGAATTGTATAAATTGGAGTTTAATATGAGTTCACAAACAAAGCACTCGAAAATTCGCAATACAGGCATATTGTTTGAATTATTAACACGGCAGATAACAGTGGATGTGTTAAATAATAATAAAAAAGCGGAGGCTGCTGATATTTTAAAGTCTTTTTTTAATAAAAAGACAGAATTGGGAAAGGAATATGATTTATATAGGGTTTTAACAACCGAAAATTATAAATCAGAAGCAAAGGCTAACCATTTGGTAGAGGCTGTTGTTAAAGCACACCAAAAGTTAAATGCTTCATCTTTAAGAAGAGAAAAATATAATCTAATTAAAGAAATTAAGAAAAATTACAATGTAAATGACTTCTTTATGGCTAGAATATCAAACTATAAGGTAAGTGCATCCATCTATAAGCTATTTGAAAACAAAAATACAGAACATCCTACAAATAAAACCCAAAATCTATTTACAATAGTAGAACACATCACAAGAAAAAATGTTTCTACCAAAACAAAGGATAAGGAGCTAGTAGAGGGGTATAGAAAGCAGGAAAAAGATTTACGATTGCTTGCTTATGGTATATTAGTCGAAAAATTTAATAAAAAGTACAAAAACTTAAGCGGTTCGCAGAAAAAACTGCTCAAAGAGTACATAAACAACATTTCAAACACAAATTCTTTAAAAGGGTTCATAGAATCAGAAACTGTAAAGGTAAAGAAACAACTCCAATCAATTCTTCCTACAGTTGACGATAAAATCACTAAGATTAAGCTTAATGAGGCTGTTAATCAAGCAGATACCTTAATGAAAGGTAGAATAGTCGAAGATAAACAGGTAGTTACACTTATGCGATATTATGAATTAGTTAAGGAGCTAAAGAATGTCAAAGATAGATAAGCTCAAAGAGATTATCAGAGAATTGATTAGAAGTGAGCTTGAAGAAGCTTCTACCTCTTCTGCTACACCAGGATATCAGACACCGATGGCTTTTAGCGGTGGAAGAAAGAAGGATAAGAAGAAAAAGAAAGATATATCTACCAATTCTACCGGATATGATGTGGTTAGGGAAGGAAAGTATCACGATTACAGAAATGATGAATCATTATCTCCGAAACAAAAAATTGGTAGGTCGATGAGAGAGATTAGAGATAGTCTCAATGAATTAAATAAATTAGTTAAGATGAATGTTCGTCTTAAAAATGAATTGAAAGTGGATTCACGTTCTTATTGGAAGAATACACATAAGGCTTTAAACAAAATAAGTGAGAGGTTAGTAAAACTAGCGAATAAAGTAGGTCAGTTACAGTAACCGAGAACATTATGCCGTTTGAAGATAAGAAGAAGTCCTATATGGACACGCTTTTCAGTATTTCTACTTTGCTAAAGAGATGGCAAATTGAGATACAGAGAAAGGATGTGACAAAGAATTATATGCTGACAAGGCTCAACCAATGGATAGAAGAGTTGGAGAGTCTTAGAAACGAAATTATGATGGAGAAAGATTAATGATATCATTATTGGAAATGGTAAAAAGTATCAATGAAATAGATGACGACACAATCATCAAGTATAGGGATGAGGAAGGTGAGTCTCAAGAGATGTCAGCCGGTTCTGCAAAAAAACTCCCTAAAGATCATCATGCAAAGATAGCTTATGATACGATGGTTAAACATGATGATTATCAAGACAAAAAAGATGGTGGTGAGGAAAAGCCAAAAGGTTCATCTTTAGGCGGTGGTGATTTTGATAGAGATGCAAATAGAGCAGCTGATGATGAGGCTGATGATATGGATAGAGATGCGAGATTTGATGCTGATGCAGAAGATGATAATGCTGAAAGTGATGATGTAGAAATTTCTGATGCTAACTCTGGTCCTATCGATCTTGATGATATTATGGATATGTTAAAAAACGATTCTGAAATAATGGATAAGATAGGCACAGGTGATGACGATGATTTATATTGGGATGGTTTAGATTTGGTGAGTTCAAAAATGGATGACCAAACAGTTGCATCTATAGATGATGATTCTAATATGACTCTTGGTGATTTGAAAAAACAAATAATGGATTTTGAGTATGAAGAAGAAGATGATCCAGAGAAAGTGTCTCAATTCTATGATGAAACCATCACAATCAATGGAAAACAATACAGAGCAATAAAAGAATCAAAACAACACATTCTAAAAGAAAATTATGATAGATTTTTTGGAGAAAGATAAATGAAACAATTAATAGTAGATTATCTACCATTTGAAATACAGCCTAACCAAATAAGTGAGGCTATGAAAGAGAACAACGGAAAGTTAGTTGTTAAGGGTGTTCTCCAAAGAGCAGACACTAAAAATCAAAACGGTAGGGTATACCCAAAAGAAATACTAATGCGTGAGGCTAAGAAGTATTTTCAGAATTTTATTAATCAGAAAAGGGCTATGGGTGAATTAGATCACCCTGAATCATCCGTTGTGAACCTAGCCAATGTATCACATAATATTACAGAGATGAATTGGAATGGTGATGATTTGGTTGGAACTGTAGAGGTTCTACCAACTCCAAGCGGTAACATACTAAAAGAATTATTTAAGAGCGGTATTAAGTTAGGTATCAGCTCCCGTGGTATGGGTTCGGTTGAATCTGTAACTGAGGGTGCTAGTGAGGTACAGGATGATTTTGAATTGATTGCATTTGATTTCGTATCCAATCCATCTACGCATGGTGCTTTTATGTATCCTGCTGGCGGAATGAATGAGAGTGTGGAACACTCAACTGTCCGTGATTCAAAGTATGGTAAGGTTGAATCGGTAATTAATGATATACTGAGAGGATAAGTGCCATCTAAATCCAAACAACAACAAAAGTTTATGGGTATAGTAAGGTCAATACAGAAGGGTGAAGCACCCGCTGGAAAGTTTTCAAAGGCAGCTCAAAAGGCTGCTAAGTCTATGAAGAAGAGTAGTGTGAGGAAGTATGCTAAAACAAAGCATGATGATTTGCCTGTAAAGAAAGAACAAAAAATTTGTGAAACCTGAGGATATACGAAAGAGAATCCGGTGGATGAGGCTAAAAAAAGAGATTATAAGGCTGAGTATAAGAAATTTCAATCTTCTACAAAGTCTAAGAAGTACAGAGCAGAATTAAATCAGTACAATCGAAAGAAAGGTACTTATGGTAACGGTGATGGCAAGGACGCCTCACATAAAAGGGGAAAAATCGTGGGATTTGAATCACAATCTAAAAATCGTGGTAGAGCTGAAAAGAGTCGTCTAAAGAAAGAATCGATAAACGAAGGTAATCCGCTTGAAATTGGTAAGCTAAGAGATGCAATTCTTATGTTTAAAAAGAAAATTGAAAAGCAAGGAATGGTTAAGAACGCTAGAGATGAAGATCATTTAGAAAGATTAATAAAAGTTTATAATAAGATGGGTGGTAAAAAAATTAAAGAAGGTACTACAAAAATGTTTCCATCGGCAAAGGTTGATGCTGCAGTTAAGTTAGCTAAGAGAATGGGTGGTAATATGACATCCGCTGTAAAGAAGATTGAAAAGATGGCTAAGGGATTATCTAAAAATGGTAGAGTAGAATATGCTCTTAGAAAAGCTAATGAGGGCTTGGGTGACAAAATGGCTAAAAAAATTAAAAAGCACAAGGGCACCAAAGTTAAGAAAGAAGGTGTGAATGAAGCTAAAGAACCACCTGTAATAGTTGATCTTAGGGATATCATAAAGAAAAAACAGAATAAAGTTATGAAGGATCCTGTATCTGGTAAGAAAATGAGGGTAGATGGATATACTGCTAATGCTATTGTGAAGGTATATGATGCTATTAATACATCAAATAAAAAGAAATTTACCTCACAACCCCTGATGAAAATGGCTAAGATAGCATTTAAATTTGTAAAGTAAAAAATTAAAAATTAGATATTTATATCTAAGGAGACAATATTATGGCAAACATAAAGTTAAAAGATTTACTAAAAGAAGTAGCTACCGCTGGTGGTATGGTATCTAATAATCCTTGGTTAAAGGAAGAGGATGATACTCCAAAGGTAAATGTTAATGAATTGGTTGAGAAAATCAATAACTATAATTCTATAGGCGAAAACATATACGGAAGCGGAAATCTAAAGGAAGTAGCAGAATCAC